TAGGAGTAAAAATTGGTGATCAAATATTATATGAGCCAGAATCCGAATATGAGTTTGTTGTTGATGATGAAAAACTTTACAGAATGTTTACTAAAAATATAACTGTAGTGTTATGATAAAGATTTATGAAAATGTAATATCTAACCCTGACTTTTATGTTGAAGAAATATTAAAAAAAGGTTTTTATAATTTACCTGATGGAGATAATTTATTTAAAAATGTTTCTCAAAAACATAAAGATGAGTTTTATAAATTTCTTTTTAAAAATATAGATAATTATAAAGTTGTTTTAAATTTTGTACGTCAATCACCATTAGGACAAAAAGAACCTAACTACATTCATACAGATGACATGATGGGTGATTTGACTGCTATATTATATTTAAATAAAAAATATCCCACTGGATACGGAACAACACTATACGACAATGATAATAATGAGGTATTTATATGTAAAGCAAAGTACAATTCTCTTTTCATATTTCCTTCAAGTGTAAAGCATTCGAGAAATACTTTACACAATTTTGGTGAGGGTAATAATTCAAGGTTAGTTCAAGTTGCATTTTTAAATAAAATACATGAGTGATTTTAAAGAAATGCTTAGTGAATTAAATATTGATGTAGATATTTTAAACAAATATATAGACTCTGAAAAGTTTAAAGAATTAGCAGGGCCTGTTGTTGATGATAATAATAAAAACTACAGGGTTTTAAATTCTAAAATACAAGGTAAAGGAATATTTGCTAATAAAAATTTTATTAAAGGAGATTTAATAGGATATGCTGAATTAAACAACACACGAACTTTAGCTGCAAGATATACAAATCATTGTAAATTTAATAACGCTAAATTTTATTATATTAGAAAAAATAACAATTCTGTTTTAATTGCAGAAAAAGATATATTTTTAAATGATGAGATTTTAGTTAACTATAGACATCACACTTATAATAGAAAGTATTATGAGTAAAAGAGAAAGATCAAAAAAAAATAATGACTTTTTTGAAAAAACAGATAAAGCAAAAATAAAATATAATCGTAACAAAGATGGATATACAAAACATAAAAAAAGAGATTATAAAAGCTGGTGAGTCTGCTGTATTACAACTTATAAAAGTTGCAAAAGAAGATATTATAAAATATGATAAAGATGATGAGTTGGCAGCTGATCGATTAAAAAATGCAGCTGCAACAAAAAAGCTTTGTATTATGGATGCATTTGAGATTATAAAAAAAATACAAGAAGAAAAAGATTTAATAGAAGGAGTTGATACTAAAATAAATAATACCCCAAAAGGATTTGCAGAATCAAGATCAAAGTAAATTATATATAGAACTTAAAAATATAGTTCCTAAAAATGTTTTGACAACTAAAAACAAAGCACGTACATGGGCCTATGGATATAATGAAAAATATAATTTTGTTGTAATTTCAAAAACAGGTCAAATTGAAAGTATAATAAATGTAAGTGGTTTAAATATAGCATTACCTAAAATTCCTAAAGAAGTTTTTAAAAGGTCTACTAAAAAAGAAGAACAATACTGGGAAAATAAAATTTTACCAAAACAATTATCAAGAATAAAATCAATATTTCAATGGCATGAAACACCTGCAAGTTTTAAAAACGAATGGGTAGATTATGTTGAAAATGAATTTAACTTTAGAGAACAAGGTTTTTGGTTTTTAAATAATGGAAAGCAAACGTATATTACAGGTACACACTACATGTACTTACAATGGACAAAAATTGATGTTGGATCTCCAGACTTTCGAGAAGCAAATAGAATATTTTATATTTTTTGGGAAGCTTGTAAAGCAGACAAAAGATGTTTTGGAATGGACTACTTAAAAATTAGACGTTCTGGATTTTCATTTATGGCCTCCTGTGAAGGAGTTAATACTGGTACAATAACAAAAGATGCACGTATAGGTATATTATCTAAAACAGGAGCAGATGCTAAAAAAATGTTTACTGATAAGATTGTTCCTATATCTAATAATTATCCTTTTTTCTTTAAACCTATTCAGGATGGTATGGATAAACCAAAAACAGAATTAGCCTACAGAGTTCCTGCATCTAAAATTACAAAAAAAAATATGTATTTAACTGAAAGCCAAGAGTTAGAAGGTTTAGATACTACAATTGACTGGAAAAACACTGGAGACAATAGTTATGATGGTGAAAAATTACGTTTACTATTACATGATGAAAGTGGTAAATGGGAACGACCTGATAATATTTTAAATAACTGGCGTGTTACAAAAACATGTTTAAGATTAGGTAGTAAAATTGTTGGAAAATGCATGATGGGTTCAACCTCCAATGCATTAGATAAAGGTGGAGCTAATTTTAAAAAACTATATAACGATTCTGATTGCGCTAACCGTAATTCAAATGGTCAAACTAAAAGTGGTTTATATTCACTTTTTATCCCTATGGAATGGAACATGGAAGGATTTATTGATATTTATGGGATGCCTGTTTTTGAAAACCCTAAAATACCCAGCCTGGGTATTGATGGGGAAATGATAACTCAAGGCGCTATAAACTATTGGCAAAATGAAGTTGATTCATTATCTAATGATCCAGATGCTTTAAATGAATTTTATAGACAGTTCCCAAGAACAGAATCACATGCCTTTAGAGATGAGAGTAAACAATCTCTTTTTAATTTAACTAAAATATATCAACAAATTGATTATAATGACTCATTAATAATAGGACGTAATATAACTCAAGGTTCATTTTCTTGGGAAAATGGAATTAAAGACACCAAGGTTATTTGGAGTCCAGATAAAAGAGGAAGATTTTTCGTATCTTGGTTACCAGAAAGGTCGTTACAAAATAGTGTAACAATAAAAAATGGGAGAAAGTATCCAGGCAATGAACATGTTGGTTCGTTTGGTTGTGACTCATATGACATTTCTGGAGTTGTAGTTGGTAAAGGATCTAACGGTTCTTTGCATGGTATGACTAAATTTAATATGGATAACGCTCCAAGCAACGAGTTTTTTTTAGAATACATAGCACGTCCTCAGACTGCTGAAATATTTTTTGAAGAAATACTAATGGCTTGTGTGTTTTATGGAATGCCAATATTATGTGAAAATAATAAACCACGTTTATTATATCATTTTAAAAATAGAGGCTATAGAGGGTTTAGTATAAATAGACCTGATAAAACATTTAATAAATTATCTAAAACAGAAAAAGAATTAGGTGGAATTCCAAATTCAAGTGAAGATGTAAAGCAATCTCACGCTTCTGCCATAGAATCATACATAGAAAAACATGTAGGATTAGATTTAATTCAAAGTTATAGAAATGATGATGAGATGGGTGTAATGTATTTTCAAAGAACATTAGAAGATTGGGCAAAGTTTGATATTAATAATCGAACTAAGTTTGATGCGTCAATAAGTTCAGGGTTAGCAATAATGGCTAATCAAAAACACTTGTACACACCAGCTAAAGAAAAATCGAAAATAAGCATTAACTTTGCAAGATATAATAATAAGAATTCAGTTAGTCAATTACTTAATAAATGAAAGACGTAAAGATACAAGTAAATGCCTCTGCATTTCCAGACCAGTTTGCATCTGACTCCGTTAAAGATTCAGTGGAGTTTGGACTACAAGTTGGACAAGCAATACAATATGAATGGTTTAGAAGAGATAGTGGATCGTGTAGGTTTTATTCTCAATGGGGTGATTTTAATCGTTTACGATTATATGCTCGTGGGGAACAGTCTGTATCTAAATATAAAAACGAATTAGCAATTGATGGTGATCTAAGTTATTTAAATTTAGATTGGACACCAGTTCCTATTATTCCAAAATTTGTTGACATTGTAGTTAACGGAATGAATGACAGACTTTTTAAAATAAAGGCTGTTGCTCAAGATGCATTATCAGCAGAAAAAAGAAACGAATATCAAGAAATGATTGAGGGTGATATGCTGGCTAAACCCCTGCTTCAACAAATTGAATCTGATTTTGGTGTAAATGTATTTCAAACTAAAGAAGAAGAATTACCTGAAACAGATGCAGAGTTAGAGTTATTCATGAATATGAATTACAAGCCTGCTATTGAAATTGCAACTGAAGAAGCTATTGACACTTTATTTCAAGCAAGTCATTATAATGACACAAGAAAAAGAGTTGATTACGATATTACGTGTTTAGGTATTGGAATGGCTAAACATATTTTTTTGCCAGGAGAAGGTGTAAGAGTAGAATATGTAGATCCAGCAAATGTGGTATATAGCTATACTGAAGATCCATATTTTAAAGACACTTTTTACTGGGGTGAAATTAAAACAGTTCCAATAACTGAGTTAATTAAAATTGATCCATCATTGACTAATGAAGATTTATCTGAAATCTCTAAATACAGTCAGTCTTGGTATGATTATTATAATTCACAACAGTTTTATGAAAACAGTATGTTTCATAGAGATACTGCTACATTATTATATTTTAACTACAAAACCACACATACTTTTGTCTATAAAAAGAAAAGTATGCCAGATGGAACATTTAAGACTGTTGAGAAGGATGATCAATTTAATCCACCTCAAGAAATGATGGATGAAGGTAACTTTGAAAAAGTTACTAAAACTATTGACGTATGGTATGATGGTGTTATGGTTATGGGAACTAATATTATGCTTCAATGGAAACTTGGAGAAAATATGGTGAGACCAAAATCAGCAAGTCAATATGCTATGCCTAACTACGTAGCTTGTGCGCCAAAAATGTACAAAGGACAGTTAGAGTCTTTAGTAAGAAGAATGATACCTTTTGCTGATTTAATTCAAATTAGTCATTTAAAAATACAACAAGTAGTATCAAGAGTAGTTCCAGATGGTGTTTTTATTGATGCTGATGGATTAAATGAAGTTGACTTAGGAACTGGTAATGCTTATAATCCAGAGGATGCTTTACGATTATATTTTCAAACAGGTAGTGTTATTGGTAGAAGTTACACGCAGGATGGTGAATACAATAATGCAAGAGTTCCAATTACTCAGTTAACTGCAAATAGTGGTGCAAGTAAAATGCAAATGCTTATCGGTAACTATAATCATTACATGGATATGATTAGGTCTGTAACAGGATTAAACGAAGCTCGTGATGGCTCAAGTCCAGATCCTAATTCATTAGTTGGCGTTCAAAAATTAGCAGCGTTAAATTCTAATGTAGCGACCAGGCATATTTTAAATGCAAGTTTATATATTACAAAAACTTTAGCAGAATGTTTAGCTATTAGAACCGCAGATGTTTTAGAGTTTGCAGATTTCAAAGATGAGTTTGCAATGCAAATAGGTAAATATAATTTAAGTATAATAGAAGATATTAAAAATTTGTATTTATATGATTTTGGTATTTTTATTGACCTTATGCCAGATGAAGAACAGAAAGCAATGTTAGAACAAAACATTCAAATGGCTTTATCTAAAGAAAATATTAGTTTAGAAGATGCTATTGATATTAGAGAAATAGCTAATATAAAAATGGCTAATCAACTTTTAAAAGTTAAAAGAAAAGCTAAACAAGATAGGGAGTCGCAACAAATGCAACAGCAACAACAAATGCAAGCAGAAATGCAGGCTTCAGCTCAACAAGCTGCTGCACAAATGGCTATGCAAACACAGCAAGCTGAAGTTCAATCTAAAATGGCATTAAAAGAAGCGGAGGTTGGTTTTGAAATACAAAAACTTCAAAGAGAAGCTGAATTAAAACAACAATTAATGCAAGTAGAGTTTCAAATGCAAATGCAATTAAAAGGTTTGGAGTCTTCAGCTTTGCAAAGCAGAGAAACAGAAAGAGAGAAAGCAAAGGATAGTAGGATAAGTCAACAATCTACTCAAACATCAAAAATGATAGAACAAAAAAAGAGAGACTTACCAGCTATAAACTTTGAGTCTAATGAAGACAGTTTAGATGGTTTTGATTTAGCAGAATTCAATCCTCGATAAAAGGCTTAAAATTATAATTAAATTAGTATTAACTTTGTAAAAAATAAAATCAAATGGAATTTACAGTAAAAGCAGTAGACGCAAATGTCGAAGAAAAATCAAGAGCGCAAGTTGAGGAAACGTTGTTAAAACAACACGAAGAACAATTTGAGCCAAAAGTAGCAGAAGATAAATCTATTGAAAAAGTAGATTTGCGTACAGAAATAAATTCTCCTTCCGAAGAAAAATTGGTTGAAGAAACAAATAGTGAAGAATCAGTTCCAGAATTTACTGATACTGACGTTCTTTCATATATTAAAAAAAGATACAATAAGGATATAAATTCTGTTGATGAATTGTTTGCTGAAAAAGAAGCAAACGAGGACTTGCCAGAAGATGTGTCAAAATATTTAAAATATAAGCAGGAAACTGGACGTGGTATTAATGACTTTTATAAATTACAAAAAGACATTGATAGTATGGAAGATAATGCTATACTTGCTAATTATTATGAGTCGACTGAAGATGGTTTAGACTCAGAAGATATCCAAGATATTATTTCAGATAAATTTTCTTTTGATGAAGATTTAGATGATGAAAAGGATATTAGAAAAATAAAATTAGCTAAAAAAAGAGAACTTTCGAAAGCAAAGAAATTTCTTAATGAACAGAAAGATAAATATAAAGTTCCTCTTGAGTCAAGTGGG